CTCTGACTCATCACCTTAACTAGACCATTGCCAGCAAGTTTAATTCAGTCACTCCCGTATCAGGTAGCGAACCCGATATACTATTTATAGCACGGATCAAAGGGGTTGTCAAGTTTTAAAATCCTTTGTTGTGATTCTTAACACCTTTGAATCCTTTCTTAGGAAGAGATGGATTGTAGATGACGTTACCAGCAATCATACACCTCCTATTAACCGATGGTTTTACCTGATGTTCTGCATCACCACGGAAAAATATCACCTGTCCTTCTTCAACAGGCACATCATAACCTTCTATGGTAAAAGGAGAACTACCTTCAGGAACATTGATATAATATGAAAAACATATAGGAAAGGGGAAATGATTATGTGGCATAGCACTACCATCATCAAGGTAATACATTCCCCAGTACTCAGCAATCTTAAACACTTTTGTTCTTTGATTCTGTGCAAAATAATTAGAACCTGAATTCAAACCAAGTTCATCAACAGCATTTGGTAACTCGTTTTCTATCCATGTAAAAAGAGTATCAATCTCTTTAACACTCCTGTTATCAGAGCCGAGTTGATGTTCAGTTTGTTTCGCACCAGTTACCAATTCTTTGTTAGCATTGGAACGTATCAGTCTGTATAATATATTTTTAATTGAAGCATGATCAGTATAGATCCTAGAAACATAAGATCTTTTATCAAATTTACTCATCAGGTAACATAGTTTTAAAATTCTTTATTTTATTTGACAGATCATCAAACATCTTCTCAATAGTTAGATTAGGATTGCCACCTAACATAACAACTGCTTGTTTCATGTTAGACATAACAGATATTGCTTCTGGGTCATCAGATAAACTCAAACGAGTATGAAATATCTTTTGCTTCTCAAGAAGTAACTCAAGTGCCTCAAAGTATTCAAGTTTCGCTTCGTTACTCAACAACGCAAGGTTGGCTGCTGATCTAAAACAAAACTCTTGTAGTGTAGCCATCTCTTGGATGTCACCACGTACTAATTCGGACTGGAAGAATTTGCTCATCTTTATACTAGCATTAGTTTAGCACGACTCGTCTTCTTCATGAAGTTAAGTTGTTGTGCTTCATATTTAAGCTTTTCTTTGAGTGGTTTTGATATCAATTTAGATACGGATTCCACTTCTATTTCATTGAGATCACAAAGATGTAGCACTGAATCTATGTAGTTCATGTCTGCATTTGTCACCGCAATCTTCTCTACCTCTTGTGAGAACTTTGCACTAGTCATAAATTTATCTTCAAGTAAGTTTTTCTTTTCCATATTTGTTACGGTACTCGTCTATGTACGCTATGAGTTGAAGAAGGTACTCCTTCTTCGGTGGTTTGATTACTACTTGAGTTTCACCATTCTCACAAGCAACAATAGTCACGAGTTGTTTGACAGTAATACCGTAGAGCTCTTGAAGACAACATGCATATGCTGTCTCTTGAACAAAATAATCATAGAGATATGCTTCTCTTTTGGGAGCAGCAGATGTCTTAAAGTCTATGATAGATAGTACTCCATCAAAGTCAGCAATACAGTCTACACGACCAGCAACTTCAAGATTATCTGAGTAAAGAGCAGCCTCTTGTAAGTATATATTACTGATGCGGTCAAGGGTTTTCTTAGTCTGTCCAAACATAATTACAGGAAGCGGAGACTCCTTGTATTCTTTTATGTCTAAGTCCTTGTTAAGATAGTCCTCAACTATAGAGTGGAAGTTTGTACCACGTTTAGTAGAACGTGATGTGATTGCTGCTGCCTTGTCCTTACCTACTCTTGCTCTCCACTTAGCAAGACCTGCTTGCTTCTTAGCATTGTTGCTAATGACAGTAGTGATAGAAGGATAGAACTTACCTTCAGGGGTAGAGTAGACTCTCTTACCCTTCACCATCTCAGCAACCATCTCTATGGGTTTTAGTGTCATTTAACCTCTAGTATAGCTGATGATAGATTAGAATTTACTGTGCCATAGGGCATAGAATTGAATGCTAACGACCATCTTTCACCATCAGTATTACTCTCTGCTGAATGTTTCATCCACCAAGGAAATATAATTAAACGACCAGGTACTGATTGTAAATCAAATACTTTCTGTGTATTAGAGAATGGTATGGTTGATTCATAATTTCTAAAATCTACAGGGTCTTCAAGACTCAAGTTGCCACAGTCATTAAAGAACATCACACCACTAAAAGCACTCATTGGATGCCTATGCCATTGTAGTTTAGCAGATGATTGATACTTATTAAACCAAGAAGTAGTTATCTTAAGACCTTCACACTGTAATTGACACTGTGATTTTATTTCACCCAAGCATTCATTTATAAAGTTAGATAGAACATCAATTTCACCTAAGATATTAGGATGAGACTGCATTACAGCTTTAGGTTCTTTATCTTTAAAGATATCTTTAACCTGTTCTAATATTATATCTGTATCACCATCCCAATCCCAAGCATATACATGGGTGGAAAATAATTCTAAAGTATGCATTACAAACCTAATGTCATTTTACTAATGAGATATGATTTAACAAGTCCTGAACGAACGATGTCATTGATACCAAACTCAATCTCTGAGAACTCATCCATGTTCTCAAGGATGCGTTGGAAATCTAGGATACCATTACGCTCATTGGTTCTCTGTAGATCTGATTGGTTTACATCACCACAGAATACTATCTTACTGTCCTGACCCACACGAGTTATGATAGAGTCAAGCTCATGGAAGTTAAGGTTCTGACACTCATCAACAATGACAATAGCATCGTCAAGAGTAGTACCACGTAAGAATGAGGTAGACCAAAAAGAAATGGTCTCTTGATGTTTAAGATTATCATATAACATATCAAAGCTAGTTTCATCAGGCATGTGGAACATGTTCCTTACCATATTTTTATATGGTATCTGATATAGTTCAGACTTATCCTCATGAGTACCAGGCAAGAACCCAATCTCACGTGTAGATACAAGAGACCTAACGATATAAACTTTATCGTATGGTGACTCTTCATTCATCACTTCCTTAAGTGCTAAGTACAATGCAATGAATGTCTTACCTGTACCTGCTGCACCAAAAGCAAAGAGATTCTTTCCTTTAGTCCATTCATCAAAGAATAACTGTTGATTCTCGGTGATAGGATTAACATCAAGGAAGTAAGTATTATTAATAGGTTTCTTCCTTTTCATCATCTTCTTAGACATGCCTTGAGATGATGGTTTCTTTTTCACTGCCATATTATATTACCATTGGTATCCGTTACGGTCAAATCCTCGGTCTGCTTTACGTGCTCCTGCCATGACATCTTTCCAACCTGGATGTGTCTTAGACATTTTATCACGCCAGTCTCCTACTTCTTGAGCACCAGCAACACCTGTAGACCAGTCCTTGTCCCAGTCAGGGTTATCTTTACGCCACTGATCATAGTCAGACATAGTTAGGTTCAGTTCTTTCTTTTCTTTTGTTTTTAAATTTATTACAGGATATATTGGCATAGTTTAATCCCACTGTAGAGGGCAGTTGTTTTTGTTTCTGTTGTGACCATCTGGATACTTAGTTCCAGAAAAGAATGTGTCACCATACTGTATGTACTGATGACTCTTCTGTGACCAATCTTTATGCCAGTCAGGATTGTCTTTGCACCACTGAACATACTCAACCATAGTCATGACGAGTTCTTTTTTTTCACCTGTTTCTTTATGAATTAAAGGATATGTTGGCATTAGTTCCACTCCAAAGCTTCTGATGTAATAGGAAATTGTTCCTTGAATATATTTCTGCACTCTTCAGCGATCAACATGTGTTCCTTCTGAGTACCATGTGCAGAACGTAAGTCTATGTAGTGTACCCAAGAACGTACACTCCCTGTCATATATAACCGAGTCGGTGTAGCAAGAGGTAGTACAAACCGAGCACACTCTTTTGCTATACCATTTGCAAGCAGTTCATTGTACAGATCCATTGACTCAACAAAGTGTTCGGCAATCTTCTCTTGAAGATCTTGCTTCTTATTCTTTGGTACATCATCATTACTATTCTGACGATTCTTTGAGTCTTGACTACGAAGATCAAACATAGGAATTTCTTCTGCTAATAGATTTGTACTAGCATATCTCTGTGAGAACTCTTGGAATGTAAAACTCCTATGTCTTAATATCTGGGCAGCAAGACCACGAGTAGTCTCAATCTCCACAGTCATGTGTGCTTGTTCAAAGACCGACCAGTGTTGATGCTTTATGCAATACTTTAGCAATCCAGCCACGTTTGGGTTGTCCTGATTGTTTGGGTTGCTGACTCTCGCCACGTACCCCATCGTCTCCTCTGCTTTGGGAGTCACTGATGTTAGTTTCACCTGTTGCATTCTTTTTTAAACTCTTACGAACTAATTTGGCGTACTTTACTTCCTCTTTAGTATACCACTCTGGATGTTTTTTTGCAAGCTTTATCATTCTCTTCGCAGTCTTCCGCTTATCTTTCCTCTGACTCTCTTCCATTCCATAGATTATTCTGACGTTACTAAGTATTTATGCTCGACTTTAAACACAAAAAAAATCTGGGAATTTTTTTCCCAGATTCTCGTAAACCAAAAGTGATTTTTGGTCAGCTCTTAGAAGCGAACTTGCGTTCCACTTTGATACCACGATACATTAGATCATGATTTCTTTCTTGAGCTTGTGCTTGTACCATCTTGCGGTACTCTTCAGAGTCGTACTTGACTCCACGGTAA